CGCCGAGGCCATGTCGTGTGCGGCGATGTCGGCGTGCCACGCGCTGGCGCCTATGGCGGCCAGTAGGTCGCGGTTTGTTAGCGATACCCTATATACGTTCATGCCTAAATCCCTCGATGGTGCCGCCCCGAAGGGCGGCGATTAGTGGTTACTCCGGCCAGTATTCCTCGTTAGCCTCCACCAGTTCGAGGCCTTCATCAGCGACCGCGACCGACCAATACTCATCGCTGTACGCAATGCCGGTGCCGTGTATCGGGCGATCAATCTCGATCAGGCCATCTGCCTCAAGATCGGCAAGATCCGCCTCGTTGTACAGCGCGGTGAAGTGCTGGCCTGCTTCGTCTCGGGTGCAGATTTTCGCCAGGATTCTGATTTTTTCGCATGTGTTCATTTTCGTGCCCTCGTGGTTTGTTGTATCTGCCGCCAACTATATACCGTCCCGGCCCGTGATCAAGCGATATTTCAGCCCCGTTTAGATCGATTCGTCGCAAGAGTCCGGCGTTTATGTTAAAATAGATTGCACTCAGTGGACACATGGGGATCCGATGAAAAAATTCCTGTTCGCCATTCTCGCCGCCGCAACTATCCCGGCTCTGGCCGGAACCGCCACGATCAGCACCGGCCCGTTGTCCGCATCGTGCGAGTCCGGGGGCGGATCAATCACTCAGCACGGGGACATCTACGTCGCGTGCATCACTGATCCGGTTTTGTATGATGTGGCCGCCCCTGCCCCTGCCCCGATCCCAGTTCCAACTCCAACTCCAGCGCCTGCTCCAGGCACCTGCGGCGCCCGGCCTGCGAATACGGTCGTGGTCGACGCCGGCAATCTGGATGTGGCGTGGCCGAGGCAGAAGTTCTCCCCGCTCCCGCAGACGATTATGGCCTTCAAGGTGACGGCGGGCTTTACCGGGCGCGATACCTTCACCGCCACCAAGACCAGTGCGGCAAGCCGCTCCAAGCGGTTGGTGGTCTCCACCTGTCCGGGTGTGCTGACCCCGGTGGGCGGTCAGGCTGCTTGTAGCAGTGCCGCGCTCGAGGCCACGTCGATTTCGTTGAGTCTGAACTCCGACGACCCCAGGTATTACTGCAAGTTGACGCCCGGCGCCACCTACTATGTGAACGCGGTTTCAAAGGTGAACCTCACCGATACGGCTTTCACCTGTACTAACATCGACAACTGCTCGTTCTACGCCAGCCGCTCGGCGCCCTTCTGACTGATCGGCTTGGCCATAGCGATCATTTAGAGCCTTGGGACGTTATTTCGCTAACCTGTTCGCGAATTGCGCCTAGTGCGCTGCTGGAGAACCACTCCCCAGACAATTTGTACCGCCTAAGACGATCATGAAATGATTTTTCCATAATGAGCGCATGGTATTTATCTACTGCATACACTTTGGCGAGGCATTTTAGAGGGTATGGCGACCCGGTCTGAAGCTTTTTAATGCGGGAATCAACATTGTCTGAGCACCCTATTTTTAGGTGCATCTCTCCGCCTTGTTGTTGAATGAAATAGACACAGGACTGCGTTTTTGCTAGCGTTTCCCTCTTCCCAGAAAACAGGACGCCAATTTCGCGCATGTATTCTTCGACTATGTATCTGGCCTTCTTCTTACTCATTTCACCATGAGGTTTTTTCCCTTTCTTTTCAAGCACAACGCCAGCAAGCTCAACGATAGGCATTAATTGGCTTGAAAGCCCTAGAATCTTTTGCAATCGATAGAAGTGCTTGGCTGAAACCCTTTCCCAGTAGGACATTTTCGCCTCCACGAAAAAGCCCTTGAAGGGTTGGCCGGCAGAGCAGAAACCGCGCACCAGCAACGGAATCCGCAAACCAACCCTTCAAGGGCTCTCAAGATCAACTTTAACCTGCTGGTGCTAACCGCGCCTGCCGAGCGCACAGACACACTAAGACCCCGCGTCTTGCCTGTCAAGCCTAGCCCTGTTGAAAGCTCGCAATGATGCGTGTAGAGTGCAGAGGGCATCTACATGTTTTATATGGTAAAAAATGGCGAAATTTGAGAAGGGGCACGCAAAAATACCCGGAGCTGGCCGCAAACCTGGGCAGATTGCCAAAACAACCCGCGACGTGCGCGAGGCGATAGCCCGGTTTGCTGAGGGGAATATCGATGAGTTCACCTCCTGGCTGGGAGAAATCGACGATCCAGCCCGGCGCTGCGAGATTTTCCTGCGCATGCTGGAGTACCACGTCCCCAAATTGTCACGGCAGGAGGTCAAAAACGTCGGCCCCGTGCTGGCTGATCTGTCGGATGAGGAGCTGGACAGGCTGGTGGCTGAGTGCCGCCAGCGGGAGGAGGAGCACGTTGCAAATCTCCACTGATGGTTCAAGTGGTCACAATGACCACTTGAAAACCGCCGCGTCCGATAGTTTGAATTCCCCACTTCGGCCACAAAATGGCCTGATATTCGGTATCAATTCCCCACTTTGTCACAATCGCCCAGCGGCGGAGACGTTCGCGCTCCCCACTTTGGCCTTTTTTTGGGCTATTTAAGTGGAATTAGCTGCCCGGGCAGAGAAAATCCGCTACCTGCAACTGGCTGAGGAGCGGCTCCGGAGGGCGTCGCGGCGCCAAATCCTCAACCTCTACCCCGATACTGGCCGGCTCAGGCGCGAGCTGTACGTCAAGCACATGCAGTATTTCGAGGCGGGGGCATCGTACCGCGAGCGTTTGTTTCTGAGTGCGAATCGGGTGGGAAAAACTTGGGGCGTAGGCCTGTACGAGCTGACCCTGCACCTCACGGGTGATTACCCCGCCTGGTGGGTGGGCCGGCGATTCGATAGGCCCATCACGGCCTGGGCGGCTGGTGACACGGGCAAAACGGTTCGGGAGATTCTGCAAGCCAAACTACTCGGGCCGTTGAGCGCGATAGGCACCGGGCTGATCCCTGGCGACTCGATAGAGCGGGTGTCCCGAAGCTCTGGTGTGGCGGATGCGGTGGACACTATTTACGTCAAGCACGGCTCGGGTGGTATATCCAGCTGCACGCTCAAATCGTATGACCAGCGCCGCGAATCGTTTCAGGGTACTGAGCGGGATGTGATTCTGCTGGATGAGGAGCCGCCGCTCGACGTGTATACCGAGTGCCTGCTGAGGACCATGACCAACAACGGAATGCTGATGCTCACGTTCACGCCCCTGCTGGGGGTGAGTGAGGTGGTAATGGCGTTCCTCCCGGGGGGGAAGCTTGGCGATGGCGTGGCAGACGGCAAATACGTCGTCATGGCGACGTGGGATGACGCCCCGCATTTGAGCGAGGAGGTCAAGAGGGAGCTGTGGGCTGCTATCCCCCCGTTCCAGCGCGACGCCAGGTCCAAAGGGGTGCCGCAACTAGGTTCCGGTGCGATCTACCCCGTGCCGGAATCCGAGTTTGTTGTGGACGATTTCGAGATTCCCGGACACTGGCGAAAGGCGTACGCGTTTGATGTCGGCTGGAACCGCTCCGCGTGCCTGTGGGCTGCTCAGGACCCTGAAACGCGGGTGTGGTACTGCTACAGCGAGCACTATCAGGGCAAAGCCGAGCCATCTGTTCATGCTGAGGCGATTATGGCCCGGGGAACGCGCATTCCGGGGGTGATTGATCCTGCGGCACGAGGCAGGGGCCAGGCCGATGGCAAGCAGTTGCTCCAGCAGTATCTGGATCTAGGGCTAGATCTGACTCCGGCGGACAACTCCCGAGAATCGGGAATAAACGAGGTCTGGCAATCCCTGATAGGTGGCCGGCTGAAAGTGTTCCGGAGCCTGACAAATTTCCTGGCGGAATTCCGGCTGTACCGGCGTGATGATAAGGGCGCAATCGTCAAGGCGAATGACCATCTCATGGACTGTGCCCGCTATCTGATGGCGTCAGGGGTTCACATTGCCGCTGTTGGTGCGCGCGATTTCCGGATTGAATGGCTCAAGTTCTACAAGCAGCACAACGTATCCGGGGATAACGTCTACGTTTTCGTGATGCCCGCAGGCCGTAAGCGGGGGCAGCCCGAGCAGACAGAGACAGGCGTTGTTGTCGTCTCCCTCTGTGAGGACGGGCACTATTACCTGCTGGACGCTTTCAGGGACAAGCTGAGTCTGGTGGAGCGGACAAATCTAGTGTTCCGGCTGCACCGCAAGTACCGACCGCTGGCAGTGGTTTACGACGAGTACGGGCTGGAGTCGGATCGTCAGCACCTCCGGGACGAGATGGACAGGCAGAAGTACAATTTCGAGGTTAAGGAAGCGAAGGGGGCGCTCAAGATCGAGGACCGCATCCGCCGCCTGACCTCTCTGTTCGAGCGCCAGCTGATGTGGATCCCGGAGGCGCTGATAAAAGATGCGTCAGACGGAACGCAGGTTGATGTGATAGACCAGTTCATTGAGCAGGAATACCTGCTATTCCCAACGGGTCCTAATAGGATTATGCTGGACTGCATGTCGCGCTTATTCGATATTGATCTAGCCTGGCCCGCTGGTAAGTGGGGCGATCAGGGCAATGTCGCCGCTCTGCCTGAGTGGAGTTATGACTTGTGAAGAAACCCCTGGGCGGAACGCAGGACTGGCGGGCGATGATGTACGCGCTCGACCCGACCCTGAACGATCCGGAAGTTGTATACCGGTTTGGTGATCGGGAGTTCCGCGAGGTTGTGCCTGGAGGCGGGACCGTTGGCGTGACTCTGCGCTATACCGAGGCAGGGACAACCCGAGTGGCCGAGGATGGCAATGCTAGGTTGATCAACTGAGGGGTATTGCGATATGCCGGCAGGGGTAAAGATAACCGATCTTCCAGCCGCAGCGACAATCGTCGGCACCGAACAGGTCGAGGTGGTCCAATCCGGGGTCAGTAAGAATGTCACGGCCACCGGACTGATGGCCCCGCACACGGCACTGACGGGTACCGCGGCGCATGGGCTGGGCACGCTGTCCACTCAAGCGGCGTCGGCTGTGGCGATCACGGGCGGCACCATCACTGGGATAACTGATCTGGCCATCGCTGATGGCGGCACGGGATCTAGCACAGCGGCAGGCGCACGGACTGCGCTTGGATCAACCACCGTTGGTGACGCCGTCTTTATCGCCGCTACTGCTGCCGCCGCCAGAACGGCTATTGGAGCTGTGATAGGAGCGGATGTCCAAGCATACGACGCCAGCCTCGCGAGTTTATCCGCCACCGGCACGGCAGCCGACAAGGTAGCCTATACAACGGGCGTTGATACATGGGCCGAGACCCCGCTGACAGCGGCTGGAAGGGCTCTGATTGACGATGCCAGTGCGGCAGCGCAAAGGACCACGCTGGGATCGACATCTGTTGGCGATGCCGTCTTTATCGCAGCCACCGCAGCAGACGCGCGAACCGCTATCGGCACCGTGATTGGCACCGATGTTCAGGCCTACGACGCCACGCTCAATAGCCTAGCAGCACTGGGCACTGCCGCCGACAAGCTGGCCTATACAACAGCCGCCGACACCTGGGCCGAGACCGCGCTTACAGCAGCGGGGCGCGCGCTCCTTGATGATGCGACTTCGTCGGCACAGCTCACGACGCTCGGTACGACTGCGTTTAACACGTTTGTCTCAGCAGACCAAACGATCACGCTGGCAGGGGCGTTGACGCTCGCGCACGGGTTGGGGGCGGCGCCACGGATGACTTTCGTGAGCCTCGTATGCCAGACAGCGGAGCTAGGGTACTCGGTAGGTGACGTTGTACAGCAGGAGGGTGATGCCGCATCGTGCGTGCCCAATGCAACAAACCTTAATATCCGCTACAAGAACTTGGCGCTGGGGGTCATCCACAAAACAACGGGGGTGCTGACCAGCGCCACCGCTGCTAACTGGAAGGCGCGATTCATAGCGATCAAATGAGGCGATTATGATTGATGCTCTTGAAACAAAGCACTACGTCACCGCCACTGGGGAATATCTCGGGGGTTACGGTGGGGTCAGGCGCACTACCGAAACGCCCAACCCGCGCGAGGTTGTTGTAACAGATCCGGAGACGGGCGAGGAATCCCTACGCATTGAACACGGCCCGCCGACCATCACGGTGAGCGAGGAATGGCCGCCTGTGCCTGCTGGCGCTGTCGAGGTGCCGTTACCGCCCGCTTCACCGCTCGACCGCTGGGATGGCGCCGTGTGGGTATCGCCCGCTGCGGAGGTGGTCGCCGCGGATAACCTCGATCAGGCGCGCTCCAAGATCGCCGCAAACCCGGAAATGATGGCGCTCATCAATGCGCTGGCGGGCAGGCTATCGATCCCCAGCCTCCGCGAGGATGTCGCGAGCAGTATGGTTACCGCCAGCCGTGTGAGGTAGTAAATGGCTGATTCAGTCCGTGTGACGGTGGTTGACGACTCGTATGGTGCTGCGGGAACGGCCTCCAATGCGACACGGGTTAGCGTGGCGGATGATTCCTACGGCGCATCCGGCACAGCAGCGGCATCGGTGCGGGTTATAGTTGTTTCCGATGCCTAAAGGGTATAATGGCCTCGACGGTTATTCGATTCGGTGCTGTAAATGCTTGACACGACAACCACGTTGACCGAAGCAACCCTGATGCGAGACGTTCTGGCGACGCTGAACAAGCACTACCCTGGCCATGTGTGGGCCGTAGAGGTCAGTGGCGGGGTGCTGGGCGTGAAGGCTCCAGGGCTGAATGGTTTGATGGGTTTCGCCATACGACAGGATAGAGTCAGCACCAAGCGGGTAGTCATGGCTGGGGGTGAGATTCTGGAACGGTTCCGGCAGAGGCGCGCAGCAATGGATATAGACCAATACCGCGATGCTCGTCGTAACATTCGCGGCGATGCGGTACCGCTCAATTGATCGGGATGCAGGATGTCAACGACGCCC